CGTGATTATGTTTTCGTTAATAACACGACAGTTGGTCATGGTGTAACATCAAGGAATGAAACTGGTCTCTCAAATGTATGCATCGGTTCTACATTTTTTGATAACGTATATCAAGTATATCAAGTATTCAACTCTACATCAACTGGAACAATTAAATGTAATGTGGTTGCAAGCGCAATCGACGTGGGCACCACAAATGGTTTCAACTTAGGAACCTTATCATTTGGTAAATTATCACAAGGAACTAGAGGTTCAAGTCCTATTTCTATAGGTGTCACAGGATCAACAGTAGATTCAAATTTATCGACTTTCCCCACTATTCAAAGGGCGGGTGGAGATTATACTCTAAGGAATACAGGTGCTTTACCAAAAACTGTATAAATATATAAAAAACTAATAATATGCCAGCAGTAGTAACAGATCAATTTAGAATATTTAACGCAAATAACTTTGTTGACTCATTATTTGATTCATCAAATTCTTATTATGTATTTTTAGGATTGTCAAATCCAATTCAAACCAGTCCTGGTTTTGGTAGGACAACGAGTGCCAATTGGCCGACTGATCCAATAGATAATTTCCAATATCTATCTCATTATAGAGATACAACTTTATTTGGTAAAAAAATATCATCATCAAACGTTAGAAGAGTTGTTAAGAAAAATACTTGGGTGTCAAATACTAAGTATGATATGTATCGACATGATTATAGTGCAACTAACAAATCACCTAATTCTCAGAGTACAAATTTGTATAGTTCAAACTATTATGTTGTAAATAGTTCGTTGCAGGTTTATATTTGTATTGATAATGGTTCTTCAGGTGCGCCAGGTACTGACACTGCAAGAGGAGGAAACTCTTTAGATGAACCAACCTTCACAGATACTCAACCCTCTGAAGCAGGGACAAGTGGTGATGGATATATTTGGAAGTACCTTTATACAATATCACCTAGTGATATAATTAAATTTGATTCTACTGAATTTATTGCATTACCGAATGATTGGCCAACATCAACTGATAGTCAAATACAAAATATAAGAGAAGCAGGTGATTCTCGAATTAATAATAACCAAATCAAAAAGGTATATATTGAAGATAGCGGTAGTTCTGTTACCAGTGAATATAAGGAGGGAACATTTACTTGTCCGATTCTAGGAGATGGAACAGGTGGTGAGGTGAATGTTACTGTTGACCCAAATGGTAAAATAACAAAAACTGTGGTAACTTCTGGTGGACAGGGTTATACTTATGGAATAGTTGATTTAACAAATGCAAGAGTTAAAACAACTGGTACAATAAATGATGTTGATAAAGCAAAATTAATACCAATTATTCCTCCTTCCAGAGGACATGGATTTGATTTGTATACAGAACTTGGTGCTGATAAAATCTTAATTTATGCTAGATTTGATGATTCTGATCCAAATTTCCCAACTACGACTAATTTTTCTCAGGTTGGAATTCTAAAAAATCCTGAAAGATATACAGATAATACCATATTTGATGGTATTAATTTCTCATCTGCCTTTGCTATGAAATTATCCACAAATCCAGGTACAATACCAGATGTAGGAAGTGAGATAACTCAAGGAAATGCAAAGGGTTATGTAACTTCATATAATACACAAACAAAAGTTTTGAAATATTCTAGAGATAGATCTTTATACTTTGATGCTACGACTCCTAATGATCAAACAGATTATGTTGGTATAAATGAAGGTAGTAAAATTATTGAATTTACACAAAGTGGTGGAAATGTAAGTCCTCTTTCAGTAAGTATAGAGAATTTTAGTGGTGCTACTACGAACATAGATAATAAGGTAGTTGGGTTAGGAGTAACCTTCTCAGGAGGTCTTGCAAAACCTGAGATAAATAAACAAACAGGTGATATAATTTACATTGATAATCGTGCTCTTGTAAAAAGAGACGCAAGGCAAAAAGAAGACATTAAAATCATTCTGGAATTCTAAAACAAATGGCGCAAAAATCAAATTTAAATGTAAGTCCATACTTCGATGACTTCGATTCAAATAATAATTTTTATAAAGTATTATTCAATCCAGGATTTCCAGTTCAGGCAAGAGAGTTAACGACTTCACAATCAATATTACAAAATCAAATCGAAGACTTTGGAAGTCACATATTCAAAAATGGATCTGTTGTTATACCAGGTAATTTAGTTTATGATAATAGATATCATGCAGTTAAGTTAAATTCAACTAATTTTGGAATCGATATATCACTTTACATTGATAAATTTGTAGGAAAGAAGATTACAGGGAAGATATCAAACGTAAGTGCAACTATTGAAAAGGTTGCATTACCAACTACAGACCCAGTAGATGATATTACAATTTACGTAAAATATATTGACGGTAATGATAGTTTTGAAACAAGTTCATTTATGGATGGTGAAGCATTAGTTTGTGATGAAAATATAACTTATGGGAATACAATAATTCAGTCAAATACAGATTTTGCAGGATTGGTTGCTGAAGATGCTACTTCAATCGGATCTGCTGCATCAATTGGAAAGGGTGTATATTTCATTCGAGGATACTTTGTAAATGTAAGTCAACAAACAATACTTCTAGATTATTATACAAACACTCCAACTTATAGAGTTGGATTAAAAGTAACTGAATCATTTGTTGGAGCAAAAGATGATGACTCTTTGTATGATAACGCAAAAGGATTTACTAACTTTGCTGCACCAGGTGCTGATAGATTAAAAATTACATTAACATTAACCAAAAAACTACTTACTGATCTTGATGATACAGATTTTGTAGAATTACTTCGTGTTGATCAAGGTAAATTAAAAAAAATACAAACAAAAACTGAATATAATAAACTAAAAGATTATATTGCAGAAAGAACTTATGATGAATCAGGGAATTATACAACACAAAAATTTATACCTTCATTACATAATTCTTTAAATAATAAACTAGGTAGTAATGGAATCTTCTTCGAAGATCAAAAAACAGATCAAGGAAATACACCATCAGACGATTTAGCAGTAATTAAATTATCACCTGGTAAAGCGTATGTAAAGGGACATCAAGTAGATAAACCATATACTTCAATTGTAGATGTTGAAAAACCAAGAGATACAGAAAAGATAAAGAGTGTAACTGTGCCATTCAAAGCACCTAATACAATATCAGTGAACTTTGTAAATGGGTGTCCAAAACAAGGTGAAACTATTGATCTTTTTTCTACAGTAAATGCTGCAAACGGAGATTCGGATAATATTGGTATCGCAAGAGTATATGGATTTAATTTAAAAGATGCAGCGTATGAAGGTGATGCAACTGAATGGGACTTACATTTATATGATATTCAAGTAAGAACTGATTTGATTTTAAATAGGACAGATATCACTGATGCAGAGATACCTGTTACATCATTGATTGTTGGAAAAAGTAGCGGTGCTATAGGATTTGCTGCAACTGCAGGTACAGATGCTGGTCTAGTAAAATTGATACAGACGAATGGAAGATTTGCAGAGGGTGAAGCAATAAAAGTTAATGGTGTTGATTTTCCTGTTGGTATTGGAACAGTAAAAACATTTGGTATTAATGATGTAAAAGGTATTCAACAAAAAGGTGCATCAGGTATGCCTGGTCAAAATGTAGGAACAAATATTAATTTCAAGGCAAGACCAGTTCTTCGAAAAGCATCTTTACCAAACCAAACAGTCGATATGATTATCAGTTCGACTGGAATTGCAACTGCGATGAATAAAAGTGCTGGTGGTTTTATTGGATTAAAAAAAGATGATATTATTATTTACACTAACCCTGAATATGATACTCAAGTTTATAATAGAGTATCAAATGTTTCTAATGATGGTAATACAATGCTATTAGGAGTGGTAGCAGGTGGTGGTCCTGGTGTTGGGACAGGAATTTATGAAGGAAGGTTACCAAGTGATACTGTTGGATTATCAACTATAACACCGAGATTTATTGCTAAAGCATTTTTAGGTATTCCAAATATACGTACGAATGAAACAGGTCTTTTTGCTCCATTACCTGATAATAACGTTTCTTCAGTAGATTTAGATACATCTAATTTATTCATTAGTAGACAAATAACCGGTGAAGCGGCAAGTGCTCAAGGTAAAATAGTTTTTGATACTAGTGCATTTTCAGATCCTACAGATTTATCCTTCGCAACATTTGATGAGGAAAGATACTCAGTACATTTTACTTCTGGTCTTACAACTTCAGTTACAAATGATAATTTTACATTTTCGGGAGCAAATGAAGTATCAATTACTTTAAATAATGCTGCTGCTAAGAGTAATATTGTTGTAAACACAACTATTCAGAAAAGTAAAATTGATAGTAAAATTAAGGTTTATAATCGCAGTGAAAAATTAGAAGTTAATAAATCCAAGCATTCAACTTCAGGCAGCATTGCTTTAGGAGACGGTACAAAAAATCTTATAGACGGATTAACATTCAATCAGTTTTTTGGATTAAGAGTACAAGATGAGAGAATCTCATTAAATCGTCCAGACGCTGCTAAATTAATTGCAGTATTTGAATCTGTAGATGGATTAACACCTACTTTAGATAAGTTAAAATTTAGTGCTTCTATTGAAATTTCTAATAGTTGTGTAGTTGGTGAAAATGTTATTGGATCTGATTCGAATGCGATTGCGAGAGTCATCTCCACAAATGCAGGTGGTGATCCAAATACCATTGAAATAGTTTATTTAAATGACTCAATATTCACTACAGGTGAATTAGTGACCTTTGATGAGTCAAATATTGAAACATCAATTGAAACAATAACTCTAGGAGTTAAAAAGGATTTAACAACATCATATAAACTTGATAGTGGGCAGAATAAAGAATTTTATGATTACTCAAGTATCGTGAGAAATCAAGGAGTGCCAGCACCTACAAGACCTCTTTTAATTATATTTGATCATTATACAGTTCCAACTGATGATTCAGGAGATATATTTACTGTATTAAGTTATGATGATGAAAGATATGCAACAGATATACCAATTATCAATGGTTTTAAAGCTTCAGATACTTTAGATTTTAGACCAAGAGTTGATGTTTTTTCAGCGAGTGATAAGTCACCATTTGATTTTACATCAAGAACTTTCAATAATTCATCTAATATATTTTTGAAACCTGATGAAGGGTCAGTTTTAGATTATGAATATTATCTACCTAGAATTGATAAGTTGTATTTAAATACAAAAGAAGAGTTTATTGTTCAAAAAGGTATTTCAGCAAGATATCCAAAACCACCACAAAAAAGTGAGGGTTTATTGGAAATTGCGCAAATTTCATATCCAGCATATCTTTATAACCCACAAGATGCAGTATTTAAATTGATTGATAATCGTAGATATACGATGAGAGATATTGGTGATATTGAAGATAGAGTTAAAAATTTAGAAGCAACTACATCTCTAACTCTACTTGAATTAGACACAAAAACACTTCAAATACAAGATGCAGAGGGTCGTAATCGATTTAAGTCTGGTTTCTTTGTTGATGATTTTAAAACAACTAATTTTATGAATAAAGCATTTACCTCTGCGGAGATAAATCCAAATACAAATGAATTAGTACCCGTAAGATCAAGAAATGCAATTAAACTTGATTTGGCACCAGCAGATTTAAATAATAACTCTGGTAATTTCATATTATCAGATCCAAATGTACAAAAAACAGGTAGAGCAATTACATTAAAATATGATGAAGTAGGTTGGTTGGAACAAATATTTGCAACTACTGTTGAAAATGTAAACCCATTCCATGTTGTTGTTTATACTGGTAATCTTGTTCTAGATCCACAAAATGATATATGGACAAGAACAGTTCAATTGGAAGATCGAAATATAACAACGACTCGTAATAATGAAATAGAATTAAATAACAATATAGATTTAAGTCGTTTTAACTTTGCAGATGTCAATTTCAATAACAGAAATAGAAGAGTTGCAAATGGTTCTAGAAGAGGATCGACTGTAACTGAAACAACACAAAGTTTTGGTAGAACAAGAAATGAAACTATAAATCAAACAACACGAAATACATTTACTACAACAGATGTTTCAATTCGAAACGTATTTGTTTCTTCTGACGTTGACTCATTTATGAGATCAAGAAATACAGAATTTGTTGCGTCAAACTTGAAACCAAAGACTCGTTATTATCATTTCTTAGATAATAAAAGAGGTGTTGATTTAGTTCCAAAATTAATAGAAATTAGAAAATCAGATGGCACTGATGGATCAGATGGAACATTTACAATTGGTGAAACAATTGTTGGTTCAATAGGAAATAAAACAATATTAAGATTTAGACTTGCTCAACCAAACCATAAAAGAGGTAAGTTTGAT